AAGCCCCGCTGTTTGCAAAATTATGAATTGCCGTTGTTAAAGACTGAATAAGGTTTTGACCGTCAACCTGGAACGCTTCAACAAACTTAAAGCCCAGTTCCGTCAATTCCGACATTAAAACCTTCAGTTGATTTCCAATGCTGGAACGCATAGCCGCCGCTTTACTTGCCGCACTTCCGGTAGCATTGCTGGCCGCTTCTTCATAATTGCGCATTGCATCCGCACCGGTATTTATAAGCGCGTTCATTGCGGCAAGGTTTTGTTTTCCGAATATGTCATAAAGGTAAGCATTCTTTTTAGCGTCACCCATGCCATCCAAAGCACCGGCAAATTGTCCCACAATATCCGTAAGGGAAAGAAGATTTCCGTTTGAATCCGTTGTCTGAATGCCCAGTTCATTCAAAGCCTTTTCAGCATTAGCCGTAGGCGCAGAAAGATTAGTCATAATGTTTCGCAAGTGAACGCCGGCTTCCGCACCCACAATAGAATTGTTTGCCAGGGCTGTTAAACTTGCGCTGAATACATTCAAATCATTATTTGCAGTCTTAAAGAAATTTCCGCCCTGTGTAATTGCTTCAGAAACATCCGTCAGGCTCATGTTTGCACTGTCGGCCGTATAAGCCATAACATCGCTTAAACGCTTCATGTTTTCAGCCAGAATCAGCGGATCTTTACTCATCATTCCCATTGTATTAAGCCCGCCAACAGCCATTCCAACAGCTTCATCCAGCTGCACACAAGCCGCTGTTGCCAAATCAGCAACACCAGGTAAGAGCGCGATAGAATTCTGACTGTCAACACCAGCCCGCGCCAATGTAGCCATTGCGTTAGCCGTCTGCAAAGCATCAAATTCAGTAGATGCCGCAACCTCACGCGCCGCCTTTCCAATCACCTGCAGCCTGTCAGTAAAATCCGCAGCGTTAGAATCAATATCACTGAACGCAGCGCCGGCCCCGTGCATGGCTTCGTCAAAATCAATAAATTGCTTAGTAGCAACACCAACACCGGCAACCAACGCACCTGTAGCAAGCCCGGCAGCCATCTTTCCGGCGTTTGCAATGCTTCTTCCAAAATTATTAACACGCTCCTGGGCAGCCGCAAAACTTTTATTCAACGCCATTCCGGCACCGTCACCCAGCGCGCCCATGCTTCTTAATTTCTTTGTTACATTGTCAATCAGCGTAAATTCAGTCGCTATTTTATATCTGTTTGCCATGCTTTAATTTTCACCCCAAAAGAAGAAAAACGCTATAACTAAAAAGGCCGTTTCCATTAACAACAGAAACGGCCCCTAGCAAGTATGTTTACTTTTTTACTTTTTTATTTTTCTTATTTTCATTTTGCATTTTCACAAGTTCAGGAATAAGCGGATCATACCAGAAGTGAACATCCGCCAAAGTCAATTCTTTAGGCATTACCGGCAGATGATAAGTAGTGTAAATCTCACGAATCATTACCGGAATACCTGCCGCCGCCTGAACCCTTTTCCTGCTACCGTTATAAGCGATTTCCACGCTTAGTTTGTAATAAAAAAAGTGGCAACCGCCATAAACAGCTTAAAGTCAGCGTTTGCAATTTTGCTGAAGTAAGCAATATCTTTTCCGGTCATTGCCGACATATAAGCAACCATTTTATGCACGTTCTGGTTAGCCTTAAAGTTATCCATTCCCAAATAAGCCTGAGCAGAAGGCGCCTTAAATACAAGTTTTGTTCCGGCATATCCTTCCGGATTTTTCGCGCCTAAAGTAATTTCCAGATCGTCATTGTCATTAACAACAGTCTGACCCTTTGCAATGGATTTTACAATAGTTCTTTTCTGGCTGTCAAAAGTTGATTTTTCTTCATCATTCATTGAAGTTGTATCAACATCAATTCCGTTTTCTTCAGCCCAGCGGTTAAACTCAGTTACCGCTAAATCGTCACTCATAACAACATTCTTTTCATCAGCCATAATAATCTCCTAAAAAGTAGAAGCATCTGCAGCATGGGTGGGAGGGAATGCCGCAGATGCCTTTTATTTAATTAAAGTTTTTCGCAGGTTCCGTTCAAAGTTACTTCAGCTGTCATTTCCTTTGAATCAAGGGCAATCGCATCAGTAAGCTGCATAGATCCGTTGATAACAGTTCCATCAACCAAACTTGCAGAAACTTCCAGGAACTCGCATGAATCCTGCATTTCCTTCAGGAACTCCATATCATCACGCGCTGGATCAATAACAAGGTTCAAGCCTTCAATGGCACCGGTGTGAACGCTTTTAACAATGCGCTGTGTACCGTCGCCGTTAGGCTTTACTTCGTTGTCATATCCTGAATAAGTAATTTCGCAGGTGTCTTCACCATCAGTAGTGAAGCGTCTTCCAGCAATTACAATACTTTCTATTGGTCCGCCAGCCATTTCTTCCTCCTTATCCTAAATAGAATCCAAAGAGTACATCAACAGATGCAACTTCCACGTTGCCGGAAAGTTTAACCGGGAAGGAAACGTTCAGGCGTTTTGGATTCTCGCTGTCAATTTCAACAACAGTGTTCTTCTTTGTGAAGTCCTGATCGCTGATAAGTGCCTTCAATGCCAGGCTGTTTGCAAGGTTTGCAAACCATCCCTTTACAGTCTTAGGCTGAATTGCAGAAGGGTTAGTTGTTACTGTTGTATCAGAAACAAGCGGCGCACCCACAACAGAATCAGCTTCCATAATCAAACGAACATTGTAAACAACATTCATAAGTTTGATTAAATCTACAACATAGCGTTTTGAAGGATATTTGCCTTCAGAAGCCGGATGATACATTGTGATAATATCGTTCAGCTGGGCAACACTACCATTCTTAATGTTAGTAGAAGAACCCTTGTTTACCGACATATTTCTTACAGTGTAATCTTCCTGGGCTGAATCAGCGCCGGCTTTAAGACCTGTCAAAAGGCCTTTATAGTTCTGTGCTGGGTTTGAATCAGCTGTTGTAAGAATATCGTTTACCATTGCCTTTGCAGCAATTACCCACGGCAATTCTTTAGAGCCAACAGAAACAACAAGGAAGTTGATATAGTCTGTTGTACGCAAATCAGTAATTGCAGTACGTGTAGAATAACCGTCAACACATCCTGTAGCACAAAGAATAGGCTTCTTTACAAGAGTACCCCAGCGGCCGTTTCCAAACTCAAAGATTTCATTCAAAAGTCCAGAATCGTTGTAATCAAATGTGTTAAGAATCATTGTTTCCCAAACAGTATTGATTAAAGCCAAAGCACCAGAAACAGAAGGAACACCGGCACCATCAGCCATTGCAGAAAGTGTCAAAGTAATGCCTTCAGCGTCATATTCAGCGCCCAGAAGAATTCTGTTACCGTTAGCACCCTTCCATTTTGCAGTCAAAATAACTTTTGCTGTATCTTCTGAATCAACAGCGGCAGTAACCGGCATATCCAGAACGGCGTTAATTGCGCCCACAAGAGCAGTTGCAAGTTCAACCGCAGTTTCACCCTTAGTAACTGCAAAATCGGCTTCAATGCCGCCGATTGTCACTGTACCGCTTCCGGCCTTTGTAGCAGGTCCTGTAATTGCAATAGAACCTTCTGCCGCAACGTCAGAATTTCCAGCCTTAACCGGGTAAATTGTTACCGGGAAAGTTGCGCTGTTTCCAGAAACCGGAAAGAGCTGTTTCACGGCCAGATGCAATGGTGAACCGTAACCGTATCTTTCGGCAACGTCAGCCGCACTGGCCTCCACTTCGTATTTTTCCGTAGAGTAGTCAACACCGGTATTACCAACACCGATAATTGCTAAACGCTGCGGAAGCATTGCAGCCGCACCAACATTGAAGTTTTTATAAGAAACTTCAACACCTGTGACACGGCTTATAGCACTAGCTGTTACACCCATTGCTATCTCCTTAAAACAAAAAGTTTTCTAATTTATCCAACAAAAACGTGACCGTCTTTGTCGCTTATGGTTAGCGTTCCGCCTAACTCGTACAAAACACCACCAGTAATTGCCACATCTTCAATATAGGTAACTTCCAAAGTTATCCTAATCATTTTCACGCGAATTGCGCTCGTAGAGTTTGCAGGCTCACCAGCCTGGAAGCTCGTCATATCTCGTCCTGTAACAACACCCTGTAAACTCAAATAAGTATAAGGTTCAGCCCCTATAATGTTTCTAACCAGGCGCGCTGTTTTCCAGGCTTTAAGTGATGCCTTAGTTCCGGCATCCTCGCTGCTGGAAGTGTTTCCGGTAGCGTAAACATCAAGCATAATCTTTGTAGTCATATTATGCTTGTTTACTGTAGTAGAACCCTTGTCTGAATCCGTTGCATCAATCGAAACGTTTACAAGCGGAAAAGGGTTACTGTCTGCATTTACCTGCTGAATCGGATCATCATTTTCCACATAAACGCCCACGTCATAATCACGCGCGTTTACATCCCCGGCTTCAACAGCAAGTTCGTGCTGGTGTTCCAGCTCAATCGCCAAAATCGCCGCAACAGTATCACGGATAGTTTCAATGTTATCAGGTGTGCTTAAAAGCTCGTTTATCTCCGCCATATCAACTACCGCTTAAATTCAAAACCAGATAAATCTTAGTGATTCCCAGCGTTCTGTCAGGTTCGCTGTAAAGCACTTTAAGATCCCATTTTTTGCCCGTCAAATCAGTGTAACTAAATGACCACCCGCGTTCAGGTTCCCTGGCTTTCCCGTCAATCGTCACTCTGTCTGAACGGAAACTTGCCCAGACTGTCCTCCCGGCAACAGCGTTTCCATCCGTATCAACAAGGAATCCAATGTCACCGACAATGCCGGTAATAGACCAGGAATGTCCGTTATTGTCACTTAATGTAAATGCTGCTGTTCCGCCATCGGCTGATTCCAGAGTAATAGCGGTATCAGCCAGTGCAAGTTCCCTTAATCCCATTATTCAGCCTTAGCACCGGAAGTATTTTCTTCAGTGCCTTCAGTTTTTGCCGCTTTCTTAGATTTCTTGTCAGTTGTTAAGTTTTCCTTAACATCTTCCTTTTCTGTCTTTTCAGCAGCTTTTTCAGATGCTTCCAAAATGCTTCCGCTTTTCAAAAGCTCAGTAATTGTTTTGTTATCGCCAAAACAATCTTCAGTAATTACTTCTCCCGGACCGTACACGCGGCTTTTCGCCACAAGGCTTTTTCCGGGAGCAATCTTATAAGTTTTCATATAAGCGCCCCCAAAAAGGATTAGTGTACTGCTGT